AGTACACTCTCACCTTCATTCAGATTCTTACGGAGCCTATCGTTTTCACCCTTAACCTGTTGAGCGTATTGCACAGCAGCTTCACGTTCCCGGTCAGCCGTTTCTTTACGACGACGTTCTTCGTGATACTCAAACTTCAGCTTTTTGATACGTTTCTGCACAGACTCGCTGTGCTTGCCAAGGTCAGCATCGTCGTCGTCTTCCTCAACAGCTGGTGTATCAGATTCAGATTCGGATTCTGCTTTACGTGGACGGCCCCGATCTTCTTCGGGTGTATCGTCTTGGATTTCAACTTCAATCTCATCAGTATTATCAAGATCAACTTCTTGGTTCTCTGTGCCCATACTCATGCTCTGCTATACCCCCGTGGGTCTTCGACAACAGCCTCAATGGTGTCGTCGTTAATTAAACGAAATTCCTTGCCCATGACTTTAAATCGTGTGCCTGAATACGAACGGAATATAATGAAATCTCCTACCCCGCAGTAAGGTCCGCTTGGGAATTTTTCTTTATCCCCGTAAGCTTCAGGGCCCATTGCGAGTACATACCCAACAATAGACGCAGTTTCTTCCTGCTTTACCAACGCATCAGGCATAATAACTCCGCCCTCTGTTTTAGTAGACATTTCAGGAACAGCGATTAGGACATGGTATCCTGTTGGTTTGGGGAGCTTCGCTTTTAGCTCTTCGTCTTCGATCTGATTGGCCGCGTACATAGTACCTCCTAGCAGTGATTTAAGGCTCACAGCGCCTTTGCATGGGACCACCCCATGTTAGTTTAATTGTCGTCGTAGCGGGCTTCCGTATCTTTAAGCATATCCTCAACTCGGGATATCGCCTCGTAGCCACCGACTAGACGCCAATAATCTTCTTGTGTTTTAGCCCCACCATTAGCGAGGTGGAGTTCAACTGCTTTTTTCTGTTCATCAATGTCCCGTAGGACTGGGTAGAATACGCTCTCAACCATTTGGTTTGTTTAGCTCCTTGGCCACTTCCAGCGCCATGCTGGCAGCGTTTTGCTCTTCTTTGCTCTTCATCTCAGCTATACGGGCATTAATCCGTGCGGCTTCGCGCTGGTCTTCCGCGTTCAGGCGGTCTTTTTGAACTTGCACATTGGCCATGGATGTCTGCGATTTAATCTGCAGTTCAGCCTGATCCATCTGAATTTTGTGCTGTAGTTCTTGTTCTTTAAGCTGCAGCTCTTTCTGCTGGATGATATTCAGTGGGTTCTGCGCTTCTTCTTGCTGTTGCTGTTGTTGGGCTTCAGCTTGATCTTTTTGTAGTAGTTTAGCCGCAGCGGCGGCAACGAGGCGCGACAAGTCGGCTTCTACGTCTTCAGGTAGTTGTGCATCCTGATCTGGTAGTGGCACTCCTAGCTGCTTCTCAATCTCTCTACGGTACTGTAGTGCAACGTGTTCGGTGATGTGTGACTGCATTGCACCCATAATTACCTGTGCGAAGGGTGATTGCCCTACGATTTGTTGGATTTTGGGGTCTTGCATAGCCGCCATATGGGTAGTGATATGCGCTTCGTGATCTTGATATTGGAACGCTTTTACAGGCTCCTGCTTCAAGATTGCCATGTTTTCGAACACAGGGTCTTTTGGTTTAATATCTTCCGGTAGTTTGATGATACTACTTGCATCTTGAATACCAAGAACTTCGAGCATCTGGCGGTGCAGTTTGCCAAGATCGTACAACTGTGGTGCCTGTTGGGCTAGTTGTAGTGCTGCTTGGTACTGCATAATCCGTTGAGCCATTGTAGAAGCGTTCGGGTCGGACACAGGGATTACGTCGATACGACCGTCAAAATCTTCTACACGATTGAACTCACCGTCCATCTCATAACTATAGTCTTCAGGCATATAGTCGTGCACAATACGTGCTAGGATGCGGAGTTCATTCTTCATGGCAGCATGCAAGCGAGCCTGCACACCGGACATTACCTTCATAGACCGCTCAAGCAGTGCTAGGGTTGTCCCCACGGGGGCCTGTGCATTCATATCACCTACTTGGATATCCGCTACAGACCCGATCCTACGGCCTTCCTCGACCACATTGTTCAGCAGTGTGTACAGAACCTGTGAAGGCTCTTTATATGGCAGGAAGGTAATAGAGTCTTTAATAGCCCCACCGGGGACATCAACATCGCGGAACTCACCCGGCATTAGCGGGGAATTATCACCTTTAATACGTAGTCCACGGGCCTTTAGACCAGCAGGTAAATTAGATAGTGTTCCAGCATCAATGAGCTGGCGCATGATAGACGTTGCAGACTTGGTTAACCCACCGATCATATGGATTAAACCGGTGCCG